ATTACTGTTCCTGCAGGAACTTATAGTATTAGATGGAGTGCTCCTGCGTGGCGTGTAAACACTTTTACTTCTAAAGTGGAATATTCCACTGATTCTACATTTGCAACTGGTGTAACTTCAGTACAGGGTTCTAATGGATTTTCTAGTAATAGTGGTTCAGATGGTACTGAATCTCAGACAGTTACAATAGGAACACTTGCTTCTGTAACCTTTTCTGCTACCACTTATGTTAGAATAAGGCAATGGAATGCACAAGCAAAGGATCCAGCAGCAGGAGATACTGATAATGCACTTGGTGTAGCAACTAATGTTTCTGGAGCTGGGGATTCAGTTTATACCACCGTTGTAATAGAAGATTTAGCAACTGCTGTTAAAGAAGCTACTAGCAGTAGTAATGTCTGGCATGTCCAGAAGACTACCAATCAAACTATTGATAGTGAGACTTGGACTGATATTACAGGTTTGTCTCAGACTGTTAGTTCCCCCACTGCCTCTACTAAATTTTTAATTATTGCTACTGTTAATGCTTCTATGAGTAATAATAGTGGATTTGATGGTCTGTTGAGATTGATGAGAGATGCCACTGTAATAGGAAGCACTTCTACAGAGGGTAGTAGCAATGCTAATCAAACTGGTTTTGCACAAATAAGTGGTCAAGATTCATATTATACTATTGATAATGGTGGTATAACCTTCCTAGATACTCCTGGTGTAGGAAGTCATACATATCATATAGAAGGTTTAAATACTGATAATAGTTCTAATCTTATAATAAATGGTCGAACTGCTGGAAGTTTCTTTATGGTTAGTCATATGTCAATTCAACAGTATTCTTAAAGAAGGAGTAATAATAAAATGGCTTTAGATTTTCCAAGTAGTCCCACGGATGGTCAGACTTATACTGCTAATAATATAACATGGGAATATAATTCTTCCACTACAACTTGGGATTTGCAAACTGCTGGTGCTGGTATGTCTTATTCTACTAAGACAGGGGCATATACTTTGGCTGCCACAGACGATCAAAAATTAATAGCAACGGATAGTCAGATTAATGTTGATCAGAATATTTTTAGTCCCGCAGATGCTGTAACAATTTACAATAATAGTGCTCTTGATATTAGTATTACTCAGGGGAGTGGTGTTACATTACGTCTTGTAGGAACTGCAACAACTGGAAGCAGAACACTTTCTCAAAGAGGATTAGCAACAATAGTCTGTGTTGCAAGTAATGAATTTGTTATTAGTGGTGGTGGGGTAACTTAAGTGGCAATAGTACAACAAATGCTTCTATATCGTTCTGAATCTGATTGGATAACGACTTTTGGTAGAACTGGTGGTACTAGGCAATTTCCAGGAGGAATTGATATAGATAATGCGGGGAACATATATTGGGCTGGATACGGAGTAACTTCAGATGATACCAGTTATCCATATACTGATGGTATGAAAACTAAATTAGTTAAGTTTAATGCCAACGGTGAGCACCAATGGTCAAGAGAAATTGGTACTGATTCTAAAAGTGATGGGTATGAGGCTGCAAGAGGTATTTCTGTAAGTTCTGATGGAGAAAGAATCGCTGTTGTATCACAGTCAACGAGTAATCCTAATGGTGGAGTAGGTGAACAACCTGTTGATAGTTATGCAGGAATACATATAGCAATGTATAATAAATCTGGAACTATACAGTGGCAGAGATACTTTGATAAGATGGAGATTGATGGAGTTGGAGTACCGTATGGCGGTTCTTATGATGACCGACCTCAAGATATTTACGTAGATAGTGATTATAATGTTTATGTTTGTGGAAGTCAGAGTAATCAATGTGGATCAGGTGTAGGAACATGTAATCAAAATGCTTTGTTTTTTAAAACAAATTCTTCTGGTACAATTCAATGGCAGAAAGTATTACATGCATCTGGTGAATCTGGACACATGACAACTACCAATAGAGGTAGGCAGGAAAACTTCTATGCTATGACAGTACATAATGGAGATTTTTATCTTGTTGGTCAAGCACAACAAATTCACCAAGATTTGACTAGTTATGAAGTACTTGTTGTAAAATATAATAGTTCTGGATCAGTACAATGGCAAAAAAGAGTTGATTATGGTGATTCGGATATTGGACATGGTATAGCAGTAGATTCTAATAATAACATTTATATTAGCGGAAGAATAGGTAGTTTGGATAATTATCCACTGATTAGTAAATTCAATTCTTCAATGTCACATCAATGGACGAGACAAATTGAGTATGATTATGCTTCTATATGGAGTATTGAAGTTGATAGTAGCGATAATGTTTATGCTGCTGGATATACCGGTCCTATATTAAGTGGAAGTACTGGTTTGAATATCTTTTTCTTTAAATTTAATAGTTCTGGAACTACTCTATGGGGTAGAAAAATGGGACAAACAGATGGTGATGATATATATACTGCTTATGGACATGGGTTTAGAGTTAAAAATGGTAAGTTTATATTGTCTTCATCTGGTAGTTCTCGCACTGGATCTAATGGAGGTAATGCACTTAGTATTTGGAAACTTCCTGATACTGGATCAAAAACTGGAAGTTATACTACAAGTAATCTGAGTGCTTCCTCTGAAACTATAAGGTATGAAGATAATACAGACACTATTAGTACACCATCAGCACCTTCTGTTAATGATGCTGGATTAACCAATTCTAACTATAGTATGGGTGAATGGGATGCAACATTACCAGAACAGGCAGTACCTAATTGGGTTTATTATAATACTACAATTTAAACATAAATACTGAAATTCAGAATATACTTGACAAACAACGTTGTTTATGATATGATACTATGAGTCACATTACTGCATGGATGGACGAAGAATTTTTAATGAAGTGTGTGGTTGATCCCACCAAGAAGACTTTCTATCTCTATTCTAATGAAGGAGATACGAGAGAAGTTGTATGTGATAATACTGAGCAATTCATGAATGTGTTGGGGGTTGTTCGTGCAACTTGTCCTGAAGATAGATTAGTATATACTGATGTATAAATATCGGAGGTAATGGAAAGTGACTAATGGAAAAACGAATCAAGGCATTAGAAAGATTACATGATGAATATAGGAAGGATAATAAAAAGAAGAAGGAAATAACAGAAGAAGAGTGGCTACGTCTTCAAAGAACTGGTGGTGGATGTGAAAGTTAATTCTTGTTATCGAATATCTTCCACTTATTGTTGGTATAAAGATTGGGTAAATGAGAATAGAAAACTAGTCAGGATGTATTTTATAAATGATATTCCTTTTACATGGGATGAATTGGAAGATATTGGAATAACTCCTAAAGAAATACCTGGTCTTAAAATTATTGCAGACAATCAAAAAGAATATAATGTAGAGGATTTGTATAATTATCATGCTTATTTAATGGAAGAAGAGTTTAATCCTCTCATATTTTCACTAGAATTGGAGAATCCTGAAGATCTGCCTGATGATCGAAAATATGAGGAAGATCTAGCTAACTAAATAAGATATAGTAATAATTTTAGTAGTCATAATCCCATGCCTCTGAATAAATTAGATAATTTTATAAAGAATACAGAGGGTCGTATTCTTTATGTGAGTCCAAGCGATTTAGACTCAACAGATACGATTGATAATCAAGGTAATTCACTTGCAAGACCATTTAAGACATTACAGAGAGCTTTAATTGAAGCTTCCAGATTTTCTTATGTTAAAGGGAATAGTAATGATATAATAGAAAAGACAACAATCCTGTTGATGCCTGGTGAACATAGTATTGATAATAGGCCAGGTTTAGCAATATATGCCGATGGAGATGTTGCAAGAGTGCGAGAAAAAAGTAGCACAGGTACTGGAACTCTTGCTCAAACTACATTGAATTTGGATTTAAATACAAATTTTGATATAGAACAAGAAGATAATATTCTCTATAAATTTAATAGTGTTGATGGAGGTGTTGTAGTTCCTAGAGGAACCTCTGTTGTTGGATTAGATTTAAGAAAGACTAAAATAAGACCTAAGTATGTTCCTAATCCTACGGATGATAGTGTCCCTACATCTTCAATATTTAAAGTAACTGGTTCATGCTATTTCTGGCAATTCTCTATTTTTGATGGAAATGATTTAGAGACTGTTTATACTGATGATAAAGTTTTTAGTGAAGCAAAGAGAGCAGTTCCTACTTTCTCTCATAATAAATTAACAGTATTTGAATATTGTGATGGTGTTAATAATGTACCTGGTTATACCAGTAATGATCTTGACATGTACTATTATAAAGTAGGAAATGCATATAACGCTGGATCTACAAGAGAAATAGAAAGTAATCAGAAATATCCTCTTAGTCTTTTAGCATTTGAACCAAGAAGGCCTGAGTGGGAAATCGTTGGTGCATTTGCTACTGATCCTATTAGACTTTTAAGTATTCAAGCAGGATCAGATGCTGGTCCAACTTCGGTGGTTACGGTTACAACAGTAACTCCACATAATCTTCAAGTGGGAACACCCATTAAGGTTAGAGGTGTCACTAATGCTCCTGGTTATAATATTTCAGCGATTGTTACTTGGGTAAGTGATACTGATGTCAATGTGTTCACTTATACTTGCCCTGCAGTTACACAAGATCCTACTGCATTTCCAAGAGGAAATGTATCTTCTGCCACAGTTACCGTTGAAACAGATACAGTAGAGGGTTCTTCTCCTTATATCTTCAACTGTTCCATGAGATCAGTTTATGGTATGAATGGAATGAAAGCAGATGGTGATAAAGCCAGTGGTTTTAGATCCATGGTTGTTGCTCAATTTACTGGTGTATCTCTGCAAAAAGATGATAGAGCATTTGTAAAGTATAATAATGCTACGAGAAATTATGAATCTAATTCTTATAGTGCTGTAGATGGTTCTGCACTTTCTGCAGGATCTTCTAAGAGTGTAGGGGGAGAGGCATATCATTTAGATTCGGGAGCAATATATCGACCAGGTTGGGAAACCAGTCATATTAAGATTACTAATGATGCTATTTTACAGATAGTTTCTGTATTTGCTATTGGATATACTAAACATTTTGATGCACAAACTGGTGGTGATGCTTCTATTACTAACTCTAACTCAAACTTTGGTCAATTGGCTTTGGTTTCCGATGGATTTAAGAAAGAGTCATTTACAAAGGATAATAAAGCATTTATTACATCTATTATTACTCCTAGAAGTATTGAGTCAACCGAAGAAAATCTTGATTGGGTAGGAATTAGTACTCTTTATGCAAGTGATAGTTCTAAATTATATCTACATGAATATACTCTTGAAGATATTAAACCCCCTATTCTTACTCAAGGATATAAGGTAGGTGCTGCCGTAAATGATAAAGTATATGTAGAAGTCGGTGTAAGTACCTATAGTGCATCTGTTATAATGCCTAATGGCAGCAGTTCACTTAAATCTTATAGTGTTACTACTCCACCTAGTGCAAGTAGTAATAGTTTTACCATAGGAACTAATACTTTATCCACAGGAGAAAAAGTAATTGTTATTAGTGATGATGGTGATTTGCCAGAAAATATTGAAAATGATGTAGTATATTATATTATTAATAATGGAGATAATAATACTGTTAAGTTATCTTCCTCAGAATCAAATGCTACTAATGGTTTAGAAATTACTGTTTCTGGTGGAACTGGTCTTAATATTGTTAGTAGAGTTACTGATAAAATTCCAGGTGAAGCAGGTCATCCAGTGCAGTGGGATTCTACACAGAGTAATTGGTATGTAAATGTTGATAGCACACAAAATACAATTACCTCACAATTACCTGCTATTCAAGGAAATACCACAGAGATTGGATATATTAAAAGAAAAGATGATGCAAGAAGTTTAGATGAAAAGATTTACCAATTAAGAGTTGTAATTCCAAAAGAGTCTTCTGATGCTAAAAATCCAGAGAATGGATTTATTATTCAGGAATCAAGTAGTACTGGAGTTTCCACTGATACTGAATTCACTCAGACAACTGATTTAACTGAAAATGATTATGGATTTGAAAAGAATCCATCCTTTATTAGTACTTGTTTTTATGACTCAACGGTTGGAATTGCTTCTATAAGAACAGATCATCCTCATACCTTAGATATTGGAGATACTGTAATTGTTAAGAATGTTCAAGATTCTGCTAATACTGTAGGTGCAGCTAATAGTGGTTATAATGGAACCTTCACTGTGAGTAGTGTTCCTAATAACATGGAGTTTAAGTATAATACTAATTCTCAGACTCCTGGATCTTCAATGACTGGTATTACTACCATTAGATCTACTGATTTACCACGATTTGAAAGAAATAACTTACAGAAAAATCTTTATATTTTTAGAAATGAAGTAATATCTTCATATATTGAAGGTCAGCAGGATGGTATCTATCACATTTATGTTCTTTCTGCTGATAATGCAATACCAACAACATTTACTAATTTAAAGTATAGTCAAAATGTAAGAGATCTATATCCTCAAATGGATAGAGATAATCCAGATGATAATCCACAGTCTTCTGCTTCTTTTGCTAAGAGATCTCCACTTGGTCAAGTTGTAACAAGTAACCTTAAAAAGAGTATAACCAGAGAAAGTACTGATCTTGTCACTAAAACTTTAGGAATAGGAGTTACTGTATCTTCAGTATCTGGTCTTTCGGGTGGTATATCTACTGTTACTTTTACAGATAGACATAACTTTGGTGGTCTTACCAGTGGAAGTGTTGGAAATGCAGGAACTAATTATAATACTTCAGGAGTATATCAGAATGTAAAACTTTATAATGATAGTTCATTAGAAACTTGGTATGGTGCAACTGCTAGAGTAGAAGTAAGTGGAGGAGCTGTTACTTCTGCCACTCTTATTGCACAGGGTTCAGGATATTGGGGTGTAACTTCAGGAACACTTACATTATACTATGATAAAAATGCTATTGGTGGTGGTGATGGTAATGCAACTTTTGTAGCTACAGGAACGCAAGATTATGTTTCTACTATTGGTAATGTAGTTCAATTTAGTGGTGTTGGTATTGCTACAGATAGTTATTCAAGAGTAACTACAACTCCTAGTGACACTAAAATTGCTATTGCTAGAACTGTTGGAGATCCTGATATTGTTGCAGGTCAATATGCACTTTCAGTCTCACCTTCTATTACAGTTTCATCTGATACATATGATTCAAATACAGGAATATCCACCTTTAATTGTTCTGCTGCTCATGGATTAGTAGCTGGTAATAGTTTTAGAATAGTTGATAGTAGTGATAATAATTTGGGTGATTATATAGTTAAGTCAAAAGTGGATGTAGATTCATTCTCTGCAATTACTAATGCTAATTTAGCAGCTTCTAAAATCTATAAACTAGGATTTGCAGCTAATGAAAAGGTATCTGATCTCACTAATGAGAATCTTACTGTAAGAGGAACTGCTTTATTTGATGAACAATACGCATATTTAACTTCTGTTGGGGGAAATACAATAACTGTATCTCTCCCAGGATCAGAGACTGGACTTATTGATAGATTCCCATATGGATCTTATATTCAAATAGATGATGAAATAATGAGAATTGCTTCTCCAACAGTGGGTGGACCAGGTAACGATGAACTTACTGTTATTAGAGGTGCATTAGCAACTCCTACTTCTTCACATGATGCTAATTCTTTAATTAGAAAAATTAAACCAATCGCTATTGAGTTCCGTAGACCTTCTATTTTACGAGCATCAGGTCATACATTTGAATATCTTGGTTATGGGCCAGGTAATTATTCAACTGCATTACCACAGGTTCAAGACAGAACACTTACTGAAAGGGAAGAGTTTTTATCTCAATCTCAAGAAAAAGGTGGTGGTATAGTTGTTTATACTGGTATGAATAGTAAAGGTGATTTTTATATTGGAAACCTGAAGAAATCATCGGCAACTGGTGAAGAAACTACTTATGACACACCAATTCCAACTGTAACAGGTCAAATACCTTCACGATTGAGTGGAGTATTTGATGAAGTGACAGTTAAGGAAAGAATAGTGGTTGAAGGTGGTGATTCAGGTGAAGTTCTCTCTCAATTTGATGGCCCAGTTACTTTTAACAAAGAAATCAGAATCAATGGTGGTCTTTCATTAACCAATCCTTTAATTATTAAAAATGAAAATGATGCTACGAGTACTACCACAGGTGCTGTACAGGTAACTGGTGGTGTAGGGATTCAGAAGAGTCTTCATGTAGGTGCTGGATTAACTGTTGGTACTGGAGCAACAATCGGAGGAGACCTACATGTAGGAGCTGCAATTACATGTTATGCTTCTACAGGTATTGTATCTGCTTATGCATTTTATGGTTCTGGTGCTAATTTATCTGATATTACAGTTCCTGGTGGTGCTGATGCATTACATTTGAATGATAATGTAAAATTGACATTTGGTGATGCTGCCAGTCCTGATATGGAGATCTATCATAATGGTACCGCTAGTTTTATAAGAGATATTGGTACAGGTGATCTTCATCTCCAAGGTGCTGCAGCAGTTGCAATCGAAGACACATCAGGTAATGATAGTGCTGTTTTCTTTACTAATGCTGGTGTTCAACTTCACTGGAGAGGTGCTACTGATCCTGGTGTTAAGTTTGAAACCACTCAAACAGGAGCAAAGGTAACAGGTGAATTGCAAGTAACTGATGATATTACTGCTTTCTATTCTTCAGACAGAAGATTGAAAGATAATATAGTACCTATTCCAAATGCTTTAGATAAGGTTATATCTATTAGTGGTAACACTTTTGATTGGAATTCTTCATCTAAAAAGGAAGGTAGTGAAGTCGGGGTAATTGCACAAGAGATTGAAGCACTCGGTCTTCCTGGTATTACTACTATCAGAGATGATGGTAAATATGCTGTTAGATACGAGAAATTAGTTCCTCTTCTTATTGAAGCAATTAAAGAATTATCAGCTAAGGTTGATGCTTTATCATAATAAATAACTAAAAATGTAGCTATCAATGGCAAATTATAATAAGTCGTTTAACTTTAGAAATGGAGTTCAAGTTGATAATGATAACTTTATCGTTAATTCAGCTGGTTTAGTTGGTATTGGAACTACTATACCCACTGATTACTTAGATGTATATGGAACTTCTACATTTAGAGATGATATAACAATAACAGGTTTAGTTACATCAAGTAATTTATATGTATCAGGTATTTCCACAATTTTAGGAAATGTTGGAATAGGAACTACAAATATAAATATTGCAGCTGATTCAAATAATAATACAATTCTTAATGCAGGTATTGTAACTGCTAATTTTTATTATGGTAGTGGATTATATTTAACTGATGTTGTTGGATTTGCAACTCAGGGATGGAATGTTGTTACTCCTGAAGATGGTGCTGTTAGAACAGGATTATCTACAACCTATAAAGTTGGTATTGGTACTACTCAAACTATACAGAAATTTGATTTATTAATAGGTAGAGATCCCGATACTCCAAGTTATGAAGGTATAGGTTTTGCTGGTAATGCTGGTAATATTAGAGCTACTGGTATTGTAACAGCTGGAATAGGATTTACTGGATCATTATCAGGAAATGTTACGGGAAATGTAACAGGTGATGTAACATATAGTTCAGGAATATCATCCTTTACAACATTATTAGTTGGAAGTGGTATAACTCTCACTTCAATCGCTTCTACCTTTGTTAATGCTGTAGATATAGATGGAAATTTAGATGTAGATGGTCATACAGAATTAGATGATGTAGTTGTATCTGGTGTCTCTACATTTAGTAGTGTCATAAATGCTAGTGATGATTTAGATGTAGATGGTCATACAGAATTAGATGATGTAAATGTAACTGGTGTTTCTACCTTTAATTCTAATGTAGGAATAGAAGATACAATATTCCATGTTGGAGATACAAATACCACATTAAGATTCCCTGCTGCTGATACAATTACAGCAGAAACAGCTGGATCGGAAAGAGTTCGTATTGCATCTGATGGTAAAGTTGGTATTGGTACTTCGGGGCCAACATCCGACCTACAAATTAAATCATCCACATCCGCCAATTTACAAGTAACCAGTGGTAGTAGTTACGGTGTAATTGCTGTAGGAAAGAGTTCGAATATTGATGGTTTTAATTCTCAACTGAGGTATGGATATGATAGTGGTTCGTTTAAGTATAGTGATAATCGTTCTTTAGATCTCGTTAATTATGGATATGGTAATTTTAATCATATTCTTAATCCTAATTTAGGAATTGCAACTGGAAATTTCCATTGGTTACATGGGGAAAATGTTGATCCTTTGATGACTCTTACTTGGCAAGGTCAATTAGGAATTGGAATAACTGAACCACTTCAAGATGTTCATATTGTGGGTGTAACTACTTTCCAAGGAGAGGTTTATACATCTGGAAATGTTATTGTTGGAAATAACTTAACGGTTAAGGGAAATTTAGAAATAGATTCTGGTACCTTTAGTGGTAATATAATTGGAGATGTTAAATCACCTGATGGTAATATAGTAATAGATAATGGAACAACTGATGGTCAGAATGCTCGTGTATTTGCTAATACTTATAAGTTAAGTGGTATATCTACTTTTGGTCTTTTAGACGCTTCATCCGTAGGAATTGGAACTACAGCTGATAGTAATTATTATTTCCGTTGTGGATTACCAACAGAACCAGAAAATAATCTTTTTGCTGACACCACAGGGCATCTTGGTATTAGAACCAGTGAAAGTTATGCTGGAGCAGGTGATAGTATTGGTTTAGCAGTTATGGGTAATTCAAGTGCTATCGTAGAAGATAGGATAGGAATTGGAACCACAACTCCTAGATGTGCTTTAGATGTAGGAATAGGAGCGACGCAATCTACTGCGAGATTTATGATACTTCCAAAAGTTTCTGGTGTTGAAAGGGGTAATTTAGTTGGTCTTTCATCTGGAGCTTTAATATACAATACTACCACAGGTAAACTTAATTTTTATAATGGAGCTGGTGCATGGGAAACAGTAACGAGTAGTTAATTATGGCTATTAATAAAACATCTGGAGAAACTCTTAGTTTTGAAGAGATAGAAAATGAATTTGGTCAAATTGCTGGTGCAAACAATAGAAAATTAGGATCTTATAGAGTTAATTATAGTAATGTAGCTGCTGGTGGTGGATTATCTAATGAACCTTTGGATGAGGGAGTTCCACAATCTGGGCCAATTAAGTTTAGTGATTTTTATGGTAAAAAATTAAATATAGTAGTTGATTGTTATAGTTCACCTGCACCTGCTAATGCTCATACTCGTGTTATAGCCAAAGATAATTATGATAATGGTGATGCAGAAGTAATAGGGCCAGGTTATTTTCCATCTCTTCCCAATTCCAATAGTGGAGTGTCTGGTAAAAAAATTATTATTAATGTCAATACCAAATTTCAATCTGCAAGTACAGGCCCACTAGGGGATACTACACAATGTGCTTTACGAACTGGTCAGTGGCAGAGTGGAACCAGTGTTCAAGTTGATGTATCAGGAAGTGGTAAAATTATGGGAACAGGTGGTAATGGTGGGCAAGGAGGGCCAGATGGTAATGCTGGTGAAGCTGGTAAAGATGGCTCAAGTGGTTTAGGTATTCAACAAGAAAATACTGTTGTAAATGTTCATTCTGGTGGTGCAATTATCACTGGATATGGCGGTGGCGGTGGCGGAGGATGGCATAAACAAAAAGATTGGGGGAGAACAAGGAATTCTGCTGGTGGAGGCGGCGGCGGTGGTGCTGGTGCTCCTAATTCAGTTGGTGGCTCACCTGGAGGTGGAGAAGGTGCCAGGGCAGGTGCGCCAGGAATAGAACCTATGGGTGGAGAACAAGGTGGTGCTGGTGGGCAAGGAGGAAATGATGATGGAGAAGCAATCGGTGGAGTTGGTGGCCGTGGAGGAGATCAATTAGATGCTGCTCAAGCTGGTCAGAGTAGGAGTGCATCAGGTGGAGCTGGTGGTAATAATGGTGCAGCAATTCGTAGATCAAGTGGTTCAATTTCTTGGACTTATGGTGCAACTCATGTGGGTAATGTGTGGGGTGCTGGATCGGGAGGATCTTCAGAATCTGGAACAGGAGTTAGTTAGATAGATAGATAATACTACGAGATTGATTTTATTATGATTACTGATTTTATTACCCGTTATGAAGGAGTATTTTCTCCTCAAGAATGTAAGGATATTATTCACCAGATTAATTATTTTGATGAACATCATTTTTTATATGGAGGTGAAGGTGACGCTCCTCATCTTTTAGATCACAAAGCAATTAATTTATCATGCAGTCATAGTATACCTGGAACTAATAAAATTGCTGAGTTAATAATTCCTAAGTTTAGACCTTGTGTTGAAGATTATTTAAAAACATATAGTGTATTAGGTCAATCTAAATTCTTAGTATATGATTGTAAATTAAAAAAGATTCCTCCAGCTGGAGGATTTCATGCTTGGCATTATGAAAATAGTAGTTTATTAGCATCTCAAAGACATTTTGCGATTCAATTATATGTTAATGATGATTTTGAAGGAGGAGAAACAGAGTTTTTATATCAAAATAGACGAGAACCACCTAAGGCTGGAGATGTAATAATATTCCCCTGTGGATTTACTCATGTTCATAGAGGTAATCCCCCTATAGGTGGTATTAAATATCTTGCTACTTCATGGGGTTGGATACAAGCCGATAAATCGGATGTTTATTAATATGGATATTTTAGTTAAAGATAATATCTTTGATAATATTGATGAAATAAGACAACAGGGATTAAATAGAAAAGATTATGACCATGACGATCATCCTTATAGGGGTGGTTGGAAAGGATATAGGTCACTTGAATTAAATGAGAAAGATATAATTTGTCAAAAAATTATTAATATAGTTGGTGATGTTTATGATATTAGATCTTACCCATTTCGTAGAGTTGCTTTTCATGTAACAGATATACCTTCTTGTAGAGAAAAACAACCTTTATTTCATAATATTAAATGGCATCAAGATGCTAAGTATCCTGATAGTTATGCTGGAGTAGTTTATTTACATCCTAATCCACCACCAAATTCAGGATCTTCTATTTTAGATGGTGATAAGAATGAAATAATACATATTGATAATGTTTATAATCGTTTAGTATGTTGGCCTTCTTATTGCACTCATGCACCTACAAATGTATTTGGTGACGGTATAGAAACAGGAAGAATGACTCTTGTTTTCTTTATTCATCAACCAGAAGAACCATTTATGGAAATATGAATTTATATACATAACTCTGTTAGGGTTTAAGTCGAGGCTCTATAATTCTTTAAGGCAACCAGTAACGGAACTGACACACGACCCTATACAGGGGTCTTTTTTATGGTATAATATATTCAGTTACAAAACATTAATGCCATTACGTCCACACCAAGTTGATGCTGTTACTGCGATGTGGAATAATGTCAAGGGGCAGGTCATCGTTCCTACAGGTGGTGGTAAGACCATGTGTATGATTGAGGATGCCCAGAAAGTATTTCACACCAGAGAGATTGCAACCATTGTCGTGGTTGCTCCACGCATCCTATTAGCAGAGCAACTATGTTCTGAGTTCTTGGAAACAGGAGAGTTTCCCGATGTAAGAGTCATGCACGTTCACAGTGGTGAGACTGAGCATTTCTCTTCAACTAAAGTTTCTGATATTAGATACCATAACTTCCTATGTTTTGAGTCTAATGCACATCAGTTGATCTTTACAACATATCATTCATTACACAGAATACAAGAGAGTAATATTATTGTAGATACAATATACTTTGATGAGGCACATAATTCAGTTCAGAAAAACTTCATTGGCCCTGTTGAGCATTTCTCATGGGATTCTGATAGGTCTTACTTCTTTACTGCCACACCTAAGCATAGTCTCACACCATTCAAGGCAGGTATGAATGATTCTGATATATTTGGTAATGTAATATGTCAAGTACCAGCACCTAAGTTAGTAGAGCAAGGTTATATTCTACCACCAAAGGTAGAAGTATATGAGTCACGTTTACTTAATAAGCATGAGTTAGTTGCTGATAAGGATTGTGAGCAAATGATTCAGTCTATTGATAACTTACAGAAGAGTAAGGTATTGATATGTGCTAAGTCAACAAAGCAGATTACTAATTTAGTATCACAGACTGACTTCTGTTGCCAATTAAGAGAACGTGGTTATAATTGGATGTATATTACTGCAAAGACTGGTGCATTTATTAATGGTAAGAAAGTTAAGAGAGACAAGTTCTTTGAGGTATTGAATCAGTGGGGTAAGGATGATTATACTAAGTTTGTAGTTCTACATCATAGTATATTATCTGAGGGTATCAATGTAAATGGTCTTGAGGCCGTCTTGTTCTTAAGATCTATGGATTATATCGGTATCAGTCAAACAATCGGTAGAGTGATCCGCAAGGGGGCAACTGATAAGGCATACGGTTTAGTTTGCGTTCCAGTTTACTCTAAGGTCGGTGTCTCTACTGCACGTAAAGTAGAGGCCGTTGTTGATACTATTTTCAACAAGGGTGAAGCAGCAACATCGGTGGTAACAAAATGAATCTTATATTCCCTTCCAGTTTTTATACACAATATAAAGCTCCTAATGCGGATGAATTAATTGAGGTTATTAATTCATATCAGGATAAGTTAGTTAATAATTCTAAATTTAACTGGGGAGAGGTGTGTTCTTCTGATAAAATACCATTAAAATTTGAAGACTTTCTACCTTTATTGGAACCTAGTATAAATCTTTTTGCTGAAGATATTGGAGTAACCTTTAATTATACTCTTTTTAATCCATGGATAAATTTATATAAAAAAGGAGATTTTCAAGAAATTCATGACCACATTGCTCAAGATTTTGCATGTGTGTTTTTTGCGAATGATGGAGAGAATTTTGCTAAGTTTTATTTTTCAGATAGAAATTCTACTGCATTAACAAGAGGGGCAAAGACTCTATTAAAATATCAGAATAATCATTTTCCCAAGTTTAATGTAGGTGATATTATATTTTTTCCTAGTCACATATTACATGGTGTAACTCCTCATCGAAGTGATATAATAAGAAAAACATTAGCTTTTAATTTTGATATTGAACACTATTATAAACCTTAATAATAATGAAAAAAGAAATCCCTACAACAGAATACATGGTAGATGGATGGGATAGAGGCCCTAGTGGTTCCCATCCATATAAGAGAGGTTCTCGTCATAATAAGATTGGGATGTGGATCATGTGGATATTTTATGGTATAGTGATTGTACAATTATTACATGTATTTACTGTGATACCATTCTTCCCAATTACTTTTACAATACTATCAGGATTGGGATTCATATACTATGTGGCATGGAGGGCAACATGAATGACTGGATAAAGGGTTATGAGGATAAGCACTCAAATCCTGTTTATAAACATTGTAAGAATCCTGACCAATGGGATATAAGTGCTGATAGATTCCATATTACATATTATGGTGAAGGTGGTGCAATAGATATTAAGGTCTTAGATTCTAAGACTGATTTTGCACATCATGTTAACATTACCATTGAGGATGGTAAGTTAAAAGCAATGGTATCTGAGCAAACTAAATGAAAGACACTATCCTTTATGGTGACTGTCGAAAGACTTTATGTGCATTTTTGCCACAGAGTGCTAGGGTATGTGTTACATCTCCACCATACTACGGTCTAAGAAACTATGGTGGAGAAGAGTCACAAATAGGATTAGAACAAACTCCAGAAGAGTTTATTGATGAGTTAGTTAAAGTATTCAGGGAGGTGCGAAATGTGCTCACAGATGATGGAACTTGTTGGGTTAATATTGGGGATAGTTACTATAATTACAGGCCAGGTAGAGGACAAGGATTGGCAAAACAAACAGTCTCAAATACTAAACAAGACTTACCAGATGTGTGTCCTCGCAGAGGAAATAAACTTGAAGGATTTAAAGAAAAAGACCTCATCGGAATCCCATGGATGTTCGCATTTGCCATGCGAGCAGATGGATGGTATTTAAGACAGGATATTATATGGAATAAACCTAATCCAATGCCTGAGAGTGTGAGAGATAGATGCACAAAATCACACGAATATATCTTTTTGTTTAGTAAGAGTCAGAATTATTATTTTGATGTGGATGCCATTAAGGAAGAGACAAGACGTAAGAGAAGTGTATGGAATGTGACTAAGAAACCATACAAGGGAGCTCACTTTGCTGTATTCCCACCTGATTTGATTGAACCATGTATATTGGCTGGTAGTGAGAAGGGTGACACCATATTAGATCCATTCATGGGTTCAGGAACCACTGCCATGGTATCCAAGAAGTTAAATAGACATTACATAGGTTGCGAATTACATGAGAACTATGGTAATCTAATAGAGGAGAGAGTGTCATCTTATGAGAATAAATTAGAGAAGTTTTTTAAATGAAGATAGCAATAGTAGGAGCTGGCAATGCTGGATGTGTAACTGCTTTACATTATCACAAGTATCTTGAGATTGATAATGAGATTGTTATATACCATAACCCTGATGAACATCCAATAGAAAGAGTTGGTCAGGGAACACTTTTTTCTATTACAGATTTAATATCTTCTACATTAGGTATTAATTGGTATGATAATCCTATTGATGCCACATTTAAAACAGGTATATTATATGAGGGATGGGGTAAGAAAAAGGATATATTATTTCATCCTTTTCCTCTACCTGATATGTCAATACATTTTGTTCCACAGAAGTTATCAAAGGCAGTATTAGAATCAGGATATTTTAAAGTCATTGAAAAGACTATAACTGATCCTGAAAAAGAAATAGATGCTGATGTCATATTTGACTGTAGAGGTAGGCACAATAGAGATAAGAGTAACTATGATACATTGATTGATCCTTTAAACTCTGTGTTATTATATAAGAAACAAGGCAGAGATCCCGATCTAATCTATACCCGATCTGTTGCAACACCTAATGGATGGACATTTGTTATTCCCAACAAGGATAGTATATCTTATGGTTATCTCTATAATAATACTATAACCTCAAAGGAAGATGCCAGAAAGGATTTCTTAGATAGATTTGATTTACCTGAAGTAGATGGTGAACTAACCTTTGAGAATTATATGGCAAAGAATATGTTTGCAGGTGAGAGAACCATTCTACAAGGTAATATGTATGGATTCTTAGAACCATTGGAGGCAACGTCATTAGGATTCTATAGAATTATTTGTAAGCAGGCTTGGGATGCTATATTTCATATTAAATCATTAGATGAATGTAATACTGAGGTTAGAAGGGTAATGAAAGAATTGGAGAATGTAACACTGTGGCATTATCAATATGGTTCTAAGTATGATACTCCATTCTGGGAGTATGCTAAATCACTTCCATTTAAACCTGATAAAAGGTTTGATATGATGATAGATAATCCTGAGTCTACTGAAATGTATGGTCAATGGGAAGGGTGGAATTTTAAAAATTGGAAGGAGGGCATGGAATGAAAACAGTTAAGAGGCATAGGTATAAAGGTAAAGAGATATTCCAGACAAGAATACTGGAGTTTGAACCTTATAAGTTTAGTTCAGTAAATATGTGTCTGGTAATTGGATTGATACAAAAGAATCTAACACCTGACTTACTGAAGCGTAAGAAGTTAATGTTCAGGGATGAGACTAACAAGTATTATGGTCATTGTTATCATGCTACACAGGCATTATATTATTTGATGGATACTGACAAGTTGGTTTCCATGAGTGGTGAAGATTATAGAGGTGAGAAGCACTGGTGGTTACAGAATGATGATAACATATATGATTGTACTGCGGAGCAATACTTGACAGTTGGTAAACTGCCACCCTACCATGTGGGTAAGAAGTCTAAGTGGTATGGATGGCAGCAAAGACCACAACAAGTATCATTGGATTTAATGGTCAAGGTATTGGGTGATAGAGTGGGCCTTGACAAGAATTATTAAATGATATATACTTTATACATAATAACGTCGCAATCATTCTTGGATAATCAATCTTAAAACATTGACTCCATAAAGAAAGAGAACGATGTAAAATTCATTCAATTTAAAACAATGACGAATAACTTAATTGAGGTTAAAGACCTCAAAGGTAAATTAGTTGCTAGAAAAGAACGTCAACTAATAAACTTGTTGCAAGAAGCAGAGAAAAGAGTTCAGTATGATTCTGACTACTATGCAACAAAAGGCAAGAACAGATCTAATTGGTTAAACATCACGCAATATAGGATCTGGGGAATTGCGAAAAATACTCTAACAGGCGAGAAGCAAGAATTTCCATTAATACCAGTATTCACTGACATTGAGAGTAGACTAAGCACAAAAAGATCAACACCATGCCTTATCTCTTTGTGGAATGTATTTGGCGATGCTTCATACAATAGATCTGAAGAAATCAATTGGTCACAGATTGATGAGAATATTAGATACAGCGAGGGTTTCGATATTAGTGCAGCAGCATACATTGAGGTTCTATATGACCCTAAAACCGATAGATTTATCGTTACAAAAGGTCAGCATAGAGTAATCATGTTATGGTTATGTTGTGGTGATGATGCTCTCATTTCAGCAAACGTCAAGTTACTTGATGATGATTACACAGAAGAGGAGCATATTACTTCTGAGTCAAAAGATCATTATGTAGATGCACAAAAAGTTGCAAGACAAAAAGCACACCAAAAAGGTCTATCTGCATACGTTAGTGGTGATAAGGATGACATTAAATACACTAACTTCATACTATCACATGGTATTGGAGTCAAGGGTAAGATGCACTTATTCCCCCAATGCTCAGAGTTTAAACGGGTATGTGAGACTCCATGGGCAGTTCAAGCATCTCAAGATATTTCCCCAGAGAATACTTCCAGAGCATTACACTTACTAAATCAATACTTACCCTCTAAAGATAAAACTATTGGAGGTAAGTCAATTAAGTGTGTTACACAGTATCTTACCATGTTTAATGACAAGATCATTAAAACAGTAGAGAAAAACCAACCTAAGTGGGATACCACAGAAGACTTTGTAGAAGATGTATTTACATATATCTTTAAAAAACGTAATGTTCCCTCAAGCAAGTGGTTAAAAGGATCACAAGTCTTACGTGGAGAGAATATAACTCTACCATTAGCAAGATTAGTTAACTACACTAACGAGTTTTGTGCAGAGGCAAGAATAAAACTACCTGATGGTAGAAAATTTGATGATGGAGACTGGTGTTCAACTTCAGAAGACATTTGGACAACCTTCTTGAAAGATACTCCAAAAGAGTTACATTTGTCAATTAACTCTTTGATTGCATGACAATACAGTTGAATAAGTGTCACAAGAGGGGTCGTTAAGATCCCTTTTTTATTATATAATATGAACATACCAAACGAGGAATCTCATGCGTTGCGAAGTCAAACTCTATGTTGCGGGTCAAGTCTTCTATGAAGAGGTCAATGCTCGTAACTATGATGATGCAAGACAAACTGCACTTGCCAGAAACCCAACTGCTACTGTTATAGCCGTTAATGCGAAATTCTAACTATCAAACATTCTATAAGGATGCCATCCAAAAGAAACAGGGTTATGTGACTAAGGATGGCACATGGGCTGCTATACCCATCATGGGCAGTAAGAAACTTGCTATTATTCATAATGGTGAACGTGTTCATACTGCCCGAAACTTTGACTTTGCCCGATCATACATACTAAAGGAATCTAGGAAGAAATGAGTGAAACTAAACAAGAGAAATGGGATCGTGGTAAGACTCTTATGCTGGAGTCTTTACATAAACCTGATGATAGATTGAGGGGCTGTGCCCACAATCAAGAATGTTATCATGAGCTCATGGAGATAAGAGATCAGGTGATTGACATAGTAAGAGCAATGCCTAATCCTCATACTCCACCATTAGTATCAGGTCAAAAGAATAACTTTGAAGTTCCTACTGTTACCACACCAAATGGAGAGATTAGTGAAACTCTAATGAGTGGAGCATTGGGTGATTATTATGCAGACAAGAGAGAGTATTAATGACTGAAGAGGAATTAGAGGAACAGAGATGTATAGATGATGATTATCTTGTAATCAATCATTATTACAGAGCTAAAAGGTTACATCCTGATATACCATTCTACTTACAAGATGAAAATGGTCAAACATTTGAGTTTAAGTGGGATCTTATTTATCAATATATTGGGAAATTGAGTGACCATAAGATATACTAATAGGCATAAATTTTTGTTAAATTGTATCAGGGAATACAGACACAATTTGCATAAATAATGATAGAATTAGGGATAACAAGATGATCTGAATCTCTTGGTTATTGTAGTTCATTCGAGGCAATTATGCACAACTTAATTTCATTTAATCAACTAGCTGGATCAAAACATATGGAATATGCAGATTCACAAGATGATTTACTCACAGAATACTACGAGTG